GGTCCCCGAGCCCCCCTTTTTCGCTAGAGCCAGGTTCTTTTGTGGGTTCCTAATCCATTGCGCTGCAAGGGTTCTCAAAATGCGGCCCTTATTGAGAGAAGTGCAGAGGATGCCTGCGGGCCGTTTTTTGATCACGGAGTAGGTTCCGGTACCTGGCGTCCCGGTTCCGGTTCAGGCTGCCTCGTGGTTCGATGTGGGCATGGAAAAGATCCAACACGTGGTGATGGCGAAGCGGCTGGAGATGTGGCCGCTGGATCGGCTGCGGCCGTATGAGCGCAACGCACGCACTCACTCCGAAGCGCAAATCCAACAGATCCAGGCGAGCATCCGGGAGTTCGGCTTCACGGCGCCGATCCTGGTGGACAGCACGGACGGGATCCTGGCGGGGCACGGCCGGCTGTCGGCGGCGAAGCTGCTGGGGCTGGCGGAAGTGCCGGTGGTGGTGCTCGACCACCTGAGCGAGGCGCAGCGGCGGCAGTATGTGCTGGCCGACAACAAGCTGGCTGAGAACGCAGGCTGGGATCTGGAGCTGCTGGCGCTGGAGCTGGAGGCGGTGGAGATCGACCCGGCGGTGCTGGGCTTCGGCGAGGCTGACCTGGCGCGGCTGCAGGATGGCCTGGAGCTGGGAGAGTTCGAGCAGGTGGCTGCAGCAGGCCCTGGGACGGAGCGCGCGGAGCCGGAGCACCAGCCGGGGCTGAGTGTGGAGATGGGTGACGACGACGAGCTGGCGGACGCGACAGCGGAGAGCGGCGAGGTCGAGGAGCGGCACGTCTTCAGCGTGAACCTGCTGTGGGATGACCGTGAGGTGGTGCTGGCTGCGGTGCGGCTGGCGAAGGAGAAGCACGGCCTGGAGGGCACGCCTGAGGCGCTAGTCCAGGTGTGCCGGGAGTGGATGGATGGATGCGGCGTTTGAAGAGCTGAGAGGTGGCCATGGCCTGCTGCGCGAGCTGCCGGGCGTGAGGGTGTGGGCCTGGGTCGATGCGACGCAGGCGCAGAGCGTGCAATCGGTAGTGAAAGCGACGCCTGGCACGCAGGTGCTGATGCCCTGGCAGGATGCAGTCGCATCGCAGCGGCGGCGGTTCGTGCCGGGGTTCGATGATTGAAGTTGCGCAGATCGTCTACGGCTGTCAGTGGGATGACCGCGGGCATGTTCAGGGCTGGCCGTTGCGCGTGATGTTCGGCGCCAGGGGGCCTGAGGTGACGGTGGATCAGATGCTCGAAGGCCGCGGTCATGCGGTGCTGCTGATCGACCAGCTGGCGGCGTTGATCCGCGGCATGACCGGGACCGACACGCCGGTGCAGCTGGGCGTGGGTCGGCCGCCCGGTCTGGCGCGCAAGCTGATCGAGATGGGTTACTACGTGGAACTGCTGCTGGACTGATGGGAATGACACCGGCTGCTTATGCGGCGCATCGCGGCGTCAGTGATCGCGCGGTGCGAAAGGCGATCGAGTCGGGCCGGCTGGTGAAAGGCGTGACGCGCAAGGGCGCGCGGTGGTTGATCGACCCAGAGATTGCGGACCTCGAGTGGGATCGGAACACGGCGCCGCAGAAGGTGCGGTCGGCGCAGCAGATCAACAACGGCAAGGCGCGAGCGAAGGGCGAGGACCCGGGCGAGCCGGAGCCGCCGATGGTGCCAGGCGCGGGCCGCGGCGCTGCGACCTACAGCCAGGCGAAGGCGGCAGCCGAGGGCTACCGCGCGATGCTCTTGAAGCTCGATTACCAGGAGCGTGATGGCTCACTGGTGAAGAAGTCGGACGTGGACCGCCAGCTGTTCGAGGTGGCGAAGCAGGTAAAGGATTCGGTGCTGCGGCTGGGCCCGCTGATGATCGGCGAGATCGCCAAGGCTGCCGGCGGGCTGTCGCCCGAGCAACGGCAGGATGTGCTGATGATCATCGAGCGGCATCAGACGAAGGCGTTGGAGGCGCTGGCCAATGCCCGCATCCGCTGAGAGCTGCTTCGCCTCGTTCTGGCGGGGCCTGCTGCCGGAGCCGCTGCTGACGGTGAGCGAATGGGCGGACGAGCGCCGCATCCTGAGCCCGAAGGCGAGCAGCGAGCACGGGCCCTGGCGGACGGCGCGCACGCCGTATCTGCGCAAGCCGATGGATGACCTGAGCGCGACGAGCAAGGTGCGGGAGGTGGTGCTGGTGTTCGGAGCTCAGTTGGGCAAGAGCGAAAGCCTCAACAACTGGATGGGCTACGCGATGGACATCCAGCCGGCGCCGACATTGTTCGTGCAGCCAACGATCGACCTGGCGAAGCGCTACAGCAAGATGCGCATCGCGCCGATGATCGAGGCGACGCCGAGCCTGGGCGAGAAGGTGAAGGCGCCGCGTGAACGCGACAGCGGCAACACGCAGCTGATGAAGGAGTTCGCGGGCGGCTTTCTGATCCTCGGCGGCGCGAATGCAGCGAGCGGCCTGGCGTCGATGCCGATCCGCTTCCTGGCGGGCGACGAGATCGACCGCTGGCCGGCTGATGTGGATGAGGAAGGCAGCCCGCTGGCGATCGTGGAGGCCAGGACGCGGACGTTCGGGCCGCGTGCGAAGAAGTGCTGGACGTCGACGCCGACGATCGCTGGACGCAGCGCGATCTGGGCGAAGTGGGAAGAGAGCAACAAGCAGGTGCTGCGTCTGCCGTGTCCGCATTGTCAGCACCGGCAGGTGTTGAGCTGGGACCGGATCCGGTACGACGCGAAAGATCCAGGCCTGCCGAACACGTTGCGGACGCCGCCGGTGCTGATCTGTGAGGAATGCGGCACGGGGATCGAGGAAGACGCGAAGGCGTGGTGGTACGACCCGGATGTGTTCGACGACGGGTGGTGGGATGCGGAGCACCCGGATCGGCTGACGCAGGGGTATCACCTCTCGGCTCTCTACAGCCCGTTGGGCTGGTTCAGCTGGACTGAGGCGGCGGTCGGCTACGAGAAGGCGAAGGACAACCCGGCGGACCTGAAGCCGTGGACGAACACGGTGCTGGCGGAGTGCTGGAACGACGACGGCGAGGCGCCGGACTGGGAGGCGCTTTACAACCGGCGCGAGGACTACGACCTGGGCACGGTGCCCGACGGGGTGGTGTTCATCACCTGCGGGATCGACGTGCAGAAGGACCGCATCGAGTTGGAGGTGGTTGGCTGGGGCCCTGGGATGGAGAGCTGGAGCCTGGACTACCAGGTGCTGGCTGGCGACACCGCGGAGCCGGATGTGTGGCGCGAGCTGACGAAGTTCGTGCGCAGCGAGTTCGGCCGCGGCGATGGGCAGCGGCTGCCGATCAGGATGGCGGCGATCGACTCGGGCTTCAGGACCGAGGAGGTGAAGCGCTGGGTGAGGAAGCAGGCCAGCAACCGCGTGATCGCGGTGAAGGGCGTCGAGAGCCAGGTGAGCGTGATCGGCACGCCGAGCCGTGTGGAGGTGCTGCGCAATGGCAAGGCGCTGCGCGGTGGCGTGAAGATTTGGCCGATCGGCACGAGCACAGCGAAGGGCGAGCTCTATGGCTGGCTGCGGCGCCGGCTGCCGGAGGAAGAAGGCGATCTGCTGCCGCACGGCTGGTGCCACTTCCCGCAGCATGGCGAGGAGTATTTCCGGCAGCTGTGCGCGGAGCGGCTGACGAACACGATCGACCGGCGCGGCTACACGAAGTTCGAGTGGGTGAAGACGCGGCCGCGCAACGAGGCGCTCGACTGCAGGGTCTATGCGCGCGCTGCAGCGGCGCTGGTTGGCGCCGATCGCTGGAGCGACGATCGGTGGGATGAGGAGCGCAACGGCGGCGTGCTGCGCGAAGAGCGACGGCCTGCGCCAGTGCAAGAGCAAGAAGCGCCGGCGCCATCGGGGTCGAGCTTCTGGGACTGAGTAGCATGGCCAGGAGGAGGCAGCCGGGATGAGCACGTTCACGCAGGCGCATCTGACCGCGATCGAGGAAGCGATCGCCGGCGGCTATCTGGAGGTGCGCTACGACGACAAGGTGGTGCGCTACCAGTCGATGAGCGATCTGATGAAGGCGCGCAACCTGATCGCCAGCAGCCTCGCGGCCGCGACATCGCCGGCGGTGCGGATCGACTACCCGGCCGTGGTGCGGGATTACGAATGAACCCTTTCGAGCAGCTGCTGGCCGTCATTTCGCCGCGTGCGGCGCTGAAGCGTCACGCAGCGCGACTGCAGCTGGATCAGATGCGCCGCTACGACGCGGCGGCGCGCGGCCGGCGGACGGACGGCTGGATCACCCAGGGCAGCAGCGCTGATGCAGCGAGCGCGCGTGGCTTCGGGATCCAGCGGGATCGTGCGCGCGACCTGGTGCGCAACAACCCCTACGCCAAGAAGGCGATCGAGAGCTGGGTGACGAACCTGATCGGCGCCGGCTGGAGCTTCAAGGCGAAGCAGTCGCGCCGCAACGGCCGCCAGGGCGAGCGCGTGACGGAGCTGATGCGTGGGTGGATGCTCGACCCGCGGCAGTGCGACTACAACGGCCTGCTGAACTTCGACGGGCTGATGGCGCAGGTGGTGCGCTGCTGGAAAGAGTCGGGCGAGGTGCTGATCAGGATGCGGACGCCGAGCCGGGCGACGATGCAACGCCTGGGCCTGGCGATCCCCCTGCAGCTGCAGGTGATGGAAGGCGACTGGATCGACGAGAACCACGACACGCCGGCCGCTGCTGGTGGCGGCTTCACCAAGCGCGGGATCGTCTACGACGCCGAGGGCCGGCGCGAGAGCTTCTGGATCTACAACTACCACCCGGGCGAGAGCGCGCTGCAGGCGACGAGCATCGTGAGCAACACGGTGCCGGCCGATCAGATCATTCATCTGTTCACGCCGGAGCGGCCCGGCATGACGCGTGGCGTCAGCTGCCTGGCGCCGGTGATGGTGCGGCTGAAGGATCTCGGCGACCTGCTCGACGCGCGGCTGATGAAGGAGAAGGTCGCCGCGTGCCTGGCGGCCGCCGTTGTGGATCTCGACGGCACGAGCGATCAGAAGAGCACGATCGGCGATCGGATCGAGCCGGGCGGCATCGTGCGGCTGGGCCCCGGCCAGGACATCAGGACGATCAACCCGCCAGCAGCGGGCGAGATCGACCGGGTGATCAAGACCTACCTGCTGGAGATCGCGGCCGGCATCGGCATCACCTACGAGGAGCTCACGGGCGACTACAGCGGCGGCAGCTACACGCAGGGCCGGATGGGCTGGATCGGCTTCCAGCGGCGGCTGCAGAGCGACACCTGGCAGGTGCTGGCGCCGATGGTGTTCGACCGCATCTGGAGCTGGTGGGCGACGCAGGCCTCCAGCGCTGGCGTGCCAACTGATGGGCTGAGCGCCGACTGGACGCCGCCGCGCCGTGAGCTCTACGACCCGCAGAGCGAGACGAGCAGCACCATCTCGCGCGTGCGCGCGGGCCTGCTGCCGCCGCAGGAAGCGATCCGCGCTGATGGCTACGAGCCGGATGAAGTGCTGCGCCAGATCGAGGAATGGAACCGGCTGCTGGATGCTGCGGGCATCGTGCTCGACAGCGACCCGCGGAAGGTGAGCGCGGCCGGCCTGACGCAGGCCCGGCCGATGGGATCGGTGCAACCGCCGACCGGAGAGCCGCCGCTTGAAGCCGAACAACCGCCAGCGCCTGCAGCGCCAAGGGCTGCTGCCGCAGGCTGACCCTAGAATCGTGACGATGAAGGAGTGCACATGAGCGACGGTCTCCTACAGACCCGGGCAATGTTCGCCCCCGAGACGATCAACGTCGAGGAGCGAACCGTTGAGCTGGTCTGGTCGACCGGCGCGCAGGTGAGGCGCGCCAGCTGGTCGCGCGGCGACTACATCGAGGAGCTGAGCATGGCGCCCGGCGCCGTGCGTCTGGACCGTCTGAACAAGGGGGGTCCGCTGCTCGATGCGCACGACTCCTTCTCGCTGCGCAGCCAGATCGGCGTGGTGCAGCGAGCCTGGCTGGATGGCAACGAGGGCCGCGCCCTCGTGAAGTTCAGCCGGCGTGATGACGTCGAGCCGATCTTCCAGGACGTGATCGACGGCATCTACCGCAACGTGTCTGTGGGCTACAAAGTCCACAAGACCGAGCGTGATGAGACCGGCGCTGTGCCGGTCGAGCGCGCAGTGGACTGGGAGCCCTATGAGCTCTCGCTTGTCCCGATCCCGGCCGACGCCGGGGCCCAGGTGCGCTCAGACGAGCCCACCCCCACCCAACTCCAACAGGAGCGATCCATGGACGAACTGAACCAGGGGGCGCTGGCCGCTGAGGCTGCGCCCGAGAACAAGATTGAATCCCGCGCCGCTGCGCCTGCTGCGCCCGTGGTGGATCTGGAGGCCGTGCGCGCTGAAGAGCGCCGCCGCGCTGCTGGCATCCTCGACGCCGCTCGCAAGCTGCAGGTCGGCGACGAGCTGGCCCACAAGCTGATCGCCGATGGCGTGAGCCTCGACGAAGCCCGCGGCCAACTGATCGACGCCCGCTCGGCTGAGGAGCGCAAGACCCCTGCCGTGAGCCGCATCGAGGTCACCCAGGATCACGGGCAGAAGCGCGCCGCCGCCAAGCTCGACTACCTGAAGGTCCGCGCTGGCCTCACCACCCTCGACCAGGCCGAGGCTGCCCGCGAGTATCGCGGCACCACGCTGCTCGACATGGCCCGCGAGTCGCTGGACATGGCCGGCATCAACGCCCGCGGCATGGACAAGAGCGAGATCGCCGTGCGTGCCCTGCACAGCACCAGCGACTTCCCGCTGCTGATGGCCAGCATCCAGCGCGTGACGCTGAAGGCTGCCTACGGCGAGGAGCAGCAGACCTGGCGCCCCCTGGCGGAGCAGCGCAACCTGCCTGACTTCCGCGAGATGAAGGAGATCGAAGTCGGCGGTCAGATGATCCCCGAGGAGATCAAGGAAGGCGGCGAGTACAAGACCGGCACCCTGCAAGAGCAACAGGGCGCTTGGAGCCTCACCGAGTACGGCAAGAAGCTGGTGATCGGCCGCCGCCTGATCATCAACGACAACCTGGGGTACATCACCCGCGCTGTGCAGGTGCTGGCCCGTGGCGTCGCCACGCTGGAAGCCAACCTGATGTGGGGACTGATCACCGGCAACGCCAAGTGCATGAGCGACGGCGTGGCCCTGTTCCACGCCAGCCACAACAACACCGGCACCGGCGTGATCGGTGAGACCGCTATCTCGGAAGCGCGTCAGAAGATGCGCAACCAGAAAGACTTCACCGGCAAGAACCCCCTTTACGTGGTGCCGCAGTACATCCTGCTGCCGACCACCCTGGAGACCGCGTTCGACAAGTTCAACACCACGATCGTTCCGAACCAGACCAGCAACGTCAACATCTTCTCGGGCTACCTGCAGAAGATCGTCGAGCCCCGTCTGGATGTGAGCAGCACCGCTCAGTACTACATCGTGGGCAACTACCCCGGCGTGGACAAGCTAGTTTACGGCTACCTCGAAGGCGAGGCCGGCCCGACGATCGAGTCGGAGATCAAGCGCGATCCCGACGGCATCACCACCTACCTGCGCCATGACTTCGGCTGCATGGTGAGCCAGCACCAGGCCTTCTACCGCTCCAGTGGCGCCTGATCGCGCTGACCTTTCCAACCCATTGAGGACTGATCCATGAAGAACTTTGTGCAGAACGGCGAATACGTGGAGGTCGCCCTCCCGTATGCGCGCCTGTCGGGTGAGGGCGTAAAGATTGGCGGCGCTCTGTTCGGCGTGTGTGTGGTGGATGGCGCTTCTGGCGCCTCCATCAACATCCACACCGAGGGCGTCTACGACCTGACCGCCGCTACCGGCGCCGGCACTGACGCTGTGGTGGGCGCCGCCGCTTATTGGGACGACAGCGCCAAGAAGATCACCTCCCAGGCCTCGACCCACCTGCAGGTTGGCGTGTTCCTGGCGGCCAAAGCCACCACTGATGCAGTGGCGCGCGTGCGTCTGAGCTGATGCGACCTGACCTGGCGGGCATTGCTCTCCGGGCGGTGGTGAAGGTGATGGGGGAGCGATCCCCCATCACCTATCGCCGTGGTGCTGCTGCTTATCAGCTGGGTGGCGTGTTTCAAGCCAGCCATGTAGGCCTGGATCCTGAAAGCGGTGTGCAGGTGCGCTCAACGCAACCGGTTCTGCTGATTGACGGACGCGACCTTGCGATCGAGCCGAAGCAAGGTGATGAGGTGGAAGTGCGCGATGGGCTGTTCAAGGTGCGCGATCCGCAGCCTGATGGTCACGGCGGCTGGCTGCTGATGCTGCATCGTCTGCCTTTGGCAGCGGTGTTTCAACCGGGTGTGTTCGTTCCTGAGGTATTCGTCTGATGGCGTTGAATCTGATCCGGCGCCTGATCAAGGGCGCACCGCTGACTGCCCAGGATCACGACAGCAACCTCGACGTGCTCGAGTCTGCGATCGAGGCCGTCGCCGATGGGACTGTGCAGGAAGGCGACAGCCCGACGTTTGCCGATGCCACTGTCGAGGGACTGCTGACTGCAAACCACATCCACGGCAATCTGGCCGGCAGCGTTTATCTGCACGTCAAGAACACATCAGGCGGCCCGCTGGCTAAGGGCACGCCTGTAAGGGTGATTGGTGCTGTCGGTGACACGACCATCCTGCAGGTTGCGGCGGCGAACGCCAGCAGCGAGGCGACGATGCCGGCGATTGCCATTCTTGATGCTGCGCTGGCCAACAACGCCGAAGGCCATGCAGTGCTGGTCGGTGAGGTGACCGGCCTGAATACGGGTGCTTACGCCCTGGGGCAAACGCTTTTTGTTGCTGCCGGTGGTGGGCTGACAGGGACGCGCCCGACGGCAAATGCGCAAGCCGTGGCTGTGGTGGGTCGGGTTCATGCTTCAACCGGCACGATCGCAGTCAGCATTGATGCAGTGCTGCCTGCAGGCGCCGTGGGTGCTGACGGCGCCAGCGCCTATGAGGTGGCGGTCGCTAACGGTTTCGTGGGCACGGAAGCGCAGTGGCTGGCCTCGTTGCAAGGCCCGGCTGGCCCGGCTGGAGCAGACGGAGCTGATGGGGCAACTGGTCCCCAGGGGCCTGCCGGACCCACAGGCCCTGCAGGGCCGCAAGGCCCACAGGGCGACACTGGTCCCCAGGGGCCTGCCGGACCCACAGGCCCTGCAGGGCCGCAAGGCCCACAGGGCGACACTGGCCCCCAGGGTCCAGCAGGCCCCACTGGCCCTCAGGGCCCAGCTGGCGCTGATGGCGCTGATGGCACCGGTTTCGTGATCAAGGGATCGGTCGCCACTGAGGCTGACCTCAGCACGATCAGCAGCCCTGCTGTTGGTGATGCCTACCAGGTGACGGCCACCGGCGATGTTCACGTGTGGAGCGGCAGCGACTGGGTGAACCTCGGCCCGATCCAAGGCCCAGCCGGCGCTGATGGCGCCGACGGAATTGACGGCGCGCCCGGTGCCGACGGCAGCGACGGGCTGAGTGCCTACCAGATCGCTCTCGCCGCCGGTTTCGTCGGCACCGAGAGCGAGTGGCTTTCTTCCCTGCAAGGCGCCCCCGGCGCCGACGGAGCAGATGGAGCAGATGGAGCACCCGGCGCGGACGGAGCTGACGGCGCCAGCGCCTACGAACTGGCTGTGGCTGCCGGATTTGTCGGCACCGAGAGCGAGTGGCTGGCATCTCTGCAGGGCGCAGACGGCGCCAGCGCTTACGAGATCGCGGTTGCCGCCGGCTTCTCCGGTACACAAGCCGAATGGCTCGCTTCCCTCCAAGGCGCGGACGGAGCGCCCGGTGCGGATGGAGCTGACGGCGCCCCTGGAGCGGACGGGACCGACGGCGCCTCTGCCTACGAACTGGCCGTGGCCGCGGGGTTCGCCGGAACCGAGAGCGAATGGCTGGCCTCCCTGGTGGGCCCTGCCGGCCCTGCTGGTGCGGACGGCGCGGACGGCGCCCCAGGCGTCGGCGTACCCCCTGGCGGCACCCCGGGCCAGGCCCTGATCAAAAGTAGTGGCACTGACTACGATGCCGCTTGGGCAACACCAACTGTCAGCGATGTGTTCATCATTGCCTGTAGCGATGAAACAACAAATCTGACAGCCGGCACTAATAAAGCGCGCTTCACGATGCCCTATGCCGGGACACTGACTGCGGTGAAGGCTGATGTGAACACCGCCCCCACGGGCAGCACACTGGTGGTGGACATTAACGAGGCCGGCGTTTCGGTGCTGAGTACCAAGCTCTCGATTGATGCAGGTGAAAGCAGCAGTTCAACGGCTGCAACACCTCCAGTGATCAGTGATTCAGCGCTGGCATCAGGCGCAGTGATCAGCATCGACATTGATCAGATTGGTTCTACGGTCGCCGGAGCTGGTCTCAAGGTGACGCTTTTTGTCACCAGGAGCTGAGCCAATGAAGAATTTTGCTCTCTTTGATTCCGAGACCGGCAAGGTGCTCGACTACCCACGGGCTGACAATGAGCCTGTGCAAGCGCTGGATCCGCGCTATCAGGTGCTGCGTGTTGTGCGGCAAGAACGTCCTAATTACGACAAGAGCACTCACTTCCTGCGCGAGATTCGCGCAGTCGATCTTGTTTCTGGTGAGTGGCAGTGGACTTGGGAAGTCGTTGAATTACCACCGCCTCCGCTCGATTACCAAGGTTTCTATTTTGCGTTGCTCAGCAGCAATGTGTATCAAGGCTTGCTGGCGGCGCCTGCAACAGCAGAGTTAGCTCGTGCGTTGGCGGTGTTTGTTTCTGCAATCCAAGATTGTATGAACTACCGCGAGAACCAAGATGCAATGCAGAACGCTATCTGGCTTTTGCTGGGGCAGATGACTTTGAGCGATGATCAGTTGACGGAGCTGGGAGAGCTGATGCAACAGTACAAATTAAACACGATCTACCGCTTG